ATTAATTCTTTCTACTATGTTGTAGCCTTTTAATATTTTTCCAAAACCTGAAGAGTATATGTTTTTGTTAGAATATATGGCTACGTTGTCTTTTAAGGGCTTTTCTTTTTTTTCTTTGATTTCTGAGAATGACTCTGAAGATGCAACAACAGTACCAAATACATTATCAGCAATTGGTCCAAGGGATTGTATATTTTTTTGTTTAACATCAGACATAGTATCCTCCTTCTTGTATTATATCATTATAAATAGAAAAGGGGGACAAGAGAATTAACTCTCATCCCCCTAAAACTGTTTACAGATTAAGAATCTGAAGCAGCGTCAGCGAACGCAATTGCATCCTGCTCTTCCCATTGAATACCAAAGCGAACAAATACTGTATATTCTACAGTGTCTTTCTTTGCCTTGTACTCACGGTTAACAGTGATATCACGTTGGAAGCCCCATACACGGTTTGCTGGGAATGTAAGATCTACATAGCCTGCAGGGTAGTAAGGAACTTCTTGAACCGCAACACCAAGAACACGAGTTGTACGTGCTCCACCGAATGTTTGGCCCATTCCATCTAGGTAGTCTTGACGATTTGCTTGAGTGCTTCCTGGTACCTGACCAGCAAAAGCCTCTGCAACAGCATCTGCAAGAGTACCATTATTCTTAACAATACCTTGGAAAGCATCTGTACCAGCATAGAACTTTAGGTTCTGCTTGATAGCACGATACTTACGTGGCATTGCTAGAATGATGTCTTGCATAACTGGAGTTGTCCACGCATTATCAGTAACTGTTACTTCTGCTTCGTGAGCATCTCCATCTGTCTTGACCTTATTAACGAAACCATCCATAATTGAAAGGAATGATCCTGTTGATCCGTCACCATTAATGGCTAGATCTTCAATGTCATTACCAAATGCGTTTGTCATAAGACGAACGATGTGGTCTTCTAATTGTGCACCTTCGATGTTATCTTCTAGTGCTTCTGCTGCAACTTCCCAATCTAGACGAATCTTCTTGGTTGTAAGTTCTACCTTACTGAATGTTGCTCCTGCGTTAGTGTAGTCACCAACTGCTTGTGAAGCAGCACGGATTACACGCTCACCAACGTTAACTTTTTCAAGTTCCATGGTGTTAGCCTTCATTGTTACACGACGACCATCTTGAGCAAGTACTGTTGCGTCCCAAACATAGTCAATAAAACGACGTGCTTGTTCTGGACGAAGAATACCGCTTCCGACATCACCTGAAGGGTTTACTGCGTTTGCGCCTGTTGTTACGCCTGCTAGTGCAACTGGAATATTTCCAAGTTCGCCACCATCGCCGTAATTTCCTGGTACGTTTGATGCTGCGTCTGAACCTGATGCGAATGCACCCTGACCTTGGTAAAGGCCTGGAGTTGTTCCGCCCAGTTGTCCGCTTGTACCTGGCTGATTTTTCTTAATTTCTTCCGACATTATTACACCTCCTAAGTGATTTATCTAAATAGATCGGCTGTTTTGAGGAAACGTCCGCCCCATAGGGATTTCTCAACCATTTCTGGTTGTTCCTGAACAATCTCACCGAGATCGCCAGATTTTCGGAATGCTGTATCTGCTTCAACAGCATCTACACGCTTTCCAAATTCATTAAATTCATCTCTTGTTGCAGAAACATCTTGTGCTACTGCTCCAATTGATTTTGTAATTGCATTAACCTGCTCTTGTAGAGACTTAACGGTTGCAACTAGATCGCCAAAGGCTGATGTGAGAGTATTATTAATTTCTGTAACTGCTTCTGCAATTACTACATCAGACTTAGATACTTCTTCAGCCTTAACTTCAGAAACTACCTCTTCAGACTTAGTAACTTCTGAAACTGTTGGCTCTTCTGCCTTAGTTACTTCTGCTACCACAGCCTGCTCGGTTGTTAAAATTGTTTCTGTTGCAACTTCTTCTGATTTTGCAACTTCAGCAACTTCAACTACGGCATCTTCTTGTGGAGCGACCTGAACATCTTCAACAGTAGCAATAGATTTCTCAATATTTTCTGTTGCTTCTTTTTTTGTTGTTTTTGCCATAGGATTTTCCTCCTTGTCTATCTTAGAAATACTTGTGCCATTAGCACTTTCAACTAAGAACTTGATCATGCTTGTTTTCTCGTTGTCTGTTTTTTCAACGAAACCTATATTTTGCATTTGAATTCCAGAGGTAGGGCTTAATTCTGATTCATTTTCTGAAACCATAACAATACCAGATTCTTTGTCCCAAAAAACATTTTCAATTGGTGTATCCATACCTTTTACAATATCTACTCCATCTACTTTTTCTACAGAAACAATATTTGCAAATTGGTTTGCTGGACTGTCAACTAATGACAATTCTACTAAATCATAATCTTTAATAACTCTAATTTGCTTTTGTACTTGATCGTCATATGCTTCATCCCATTTATTCATTTTTCCACCTATTGAAAATCCTGTGTATGTTCCATCTAAAACTTTTTCCCATGCATTTTGTGCACCCTTTGAAATATATGCAGAAACCAAAACTCCGTTGTACATTTTTTCTGATTTTGTATCATAATATTTATCTTCTTTAAACGAAACCATTTTTCCAACAGCAGATGGCTGATGCATTTCACGAATGTTTCCACGAAATTTTTTAAATGCTTTTAAACTTGCTTCTGTTGTAACAATGTCATCTTGTTTGTCAACGTTATCTAATGTGGCAAAGCCTGAAACTGTGCGTCTTTCTTTATCTACCTTACTAAAAGGCATTGAAAGTCGAAGTTGCTCGCCCTCAGTGTTCCACTGGGCCTTAGTTATAATCATCTTACTGTATAGTATAAGGCACTTTTTTACAATATCTCAATTATTGAGACGCTCTGCCAGACCCCTTTGGATTTCTACCAGAAACTGTTGCTGCCCCGTCAGATTGAGTATTTGTTCTTTCAGAATCTCTTTGTCGATTTGCAGTATCATTTGCTGCGTCTTGTGGCTTTAATTGAAATGGCTCATCTCCATGTGGCGCTTGAGGGAGTCCAAGTTGTTGTCTTGCTTCGTTTGGAAGCATAACTTGAGTTTTTACGTATCTTTCAAGAATTTGAGATTGAGCAATTTCATCTGTAAGTGTTAGTTCGTTAAATTTAAATTCTAAAATATCAGTTTTTTCACGAATAACCTTATTAATCATTTTTTCTATTTGGCGCTGTGCTGGTCTTGCAACTTGCTCTTTAAATGTACGATCTTGGGATAGGGCTGCTGCAATTGCTGAAGAATCAGATCCCCCTAATTTTGATAATGGAACTTGATGAGCAATCAAAATATCATCACGATTTTGCTTTCTGTATTCTTTAAAAGAACCATCTTGAATACCATTTTCAATTGGCTCCATTTTAAACTCAACCTTGTTGTTATCGCTATCTCCGGGAAGAGGAATATAAAGAGTTCTATGAGATTGTCCTTTTAAATTTGTCTGCAAAAATCTAAACATCTTATCTTCAGCATCTGAAGAAAGTTTTGCTCCTTTTAATGTAACAACATATCTTGGAACAGCCTTGTTAGAAAAATAATCTATATTGTATTGAGATGCCAACTGATCTCCATGTAATGAAGAAATGGCAGAAATAATATCTGGCACTCCATAAAATGTGTTTAATGGAGAGTATTGTTTTAAATGAATAATTTCATTTGGACGATTGTCTAGTGTGACTGGATTAGGATTTTTAGCCCCAAAATTTCTAAAATAAACTACCTTGTTTGCAATAATTTGAACAAAACCATCACGCATGCGACGCACACGCATTGTTGTTGCAGGAATATGTCCAACATACCCAATTTCTCCTCTTGTAGTTCTTCCAATTTCTAGGTAACCATTTCCTGTTGCTTGCACGTCTGTATAAACTTTTTCCATAGTTGTTGTAAATGAATCATCTGTATTTAAACTTTCTAGCCAGTCTGTAAGTTCAATTTTTGATCTTTCAATTCTTTTACGGGCACGTTCGGTTGATGCAGTATCCATAGATGCTTCTAGTTTTAACATTGTTCTGGGAGAAATTTCAAATTTGTAACCAAGTCCAACAATATTCTCTACTTTTGCATCGATTGCTGCATGGTTAGCAAAAGATGTATCGTAATAATTTGCCAATTCATAAACGTTCCATGGTGGGGTAATAACATCAAATAAACCATAAGCATTTCTATACAAAACTCCTGGATTAATTTCTTTAGATTTTGCGTCATCACGTCCTGAACTAATTGCAAGAGCACTATTCATGTATGCTGGACTTGCTTCTACTTTGGACATTCTTGCAGCACGTCTTTTAAAATTATTATCTAAACCAGTTAAATTTTTTAATTCATCCCAAGTTTTATTAAAAGGATCGCTTTTTTTAAATTGATCATTTGTATCAACTAACTCATCAATGCTTGCACCAATATTGTATTGCGTTTCTTCACTCATTAGTCGTCTGATCCCCATTTCTTTACTGTTTGCTGCGCTGCGTGCACTGCTCCTAAATCGTTCATATTTGGTATTAGCCCTTGAGACATTCTGTCTTTTTGTTCTGAATATTCTTCTTCTGAAATTCTATTTAAACCTGGAACAAAAATGCACTCACCGTCTCCTGGGTCTCCGTAGTGTTTTGCGGCATTTTTTAATTCTGATATTTTTGATATGTCCCCTTTCATAGCGGGAATATTTAAAACAGATCCAGTTCCATCGGTAAACCATTTTCCATTTGATTTCTTATAAACATAAAGGCCCCAATTATAGTATTTATCAATTACTTTTATACGAGACTCTCCAACTTGGCCCCTCATTTTAGGCAATGCTTTACTCTTTTTAGGCTTATTGTTTAAATTCATAACCATCAGTATACCATATTAGACTGGATTTACAACCTGTGTCTGCCAGGATGTATCCGAATATATTTTTACAGAGTCTGCCGTAAAAATTAAATTATCTACGGTATTGCTATCAATTACAATTTTATTTCTGCCAGTATAATTTTCGTATAAAATTGATGGATCTACCCCGTATAATTCGGAAGAAGATAAAATTAAAACTCCGTTCCAATCATAAGATGTATCCCAATATGTCCATTCCAGGTCAAAAGATCCATTGTTTTTTACTCTAAGCCATGGCCTATAAACTTTGCTCTGAATATCTTGTAATGCCGTAGATTGATAGTTGGAAATATTATTAAAAACAAAAGGACCATTTAAATTTATATATCCTAAAAAGTTGTCCATGTTAATACTATTTGCAAAAGAAACCCCAACGACACACCACTCTTTTGCTTCAAGAACTGGATCTTTTACTAAAGTTCCATTAATATAAAATGCAAGACCGTTTACATTTTGTCCATTTGATTTATTAATGGCAAATAACTTTCCTCTATCTCCTTGTTGGCTGATGGCAGAAACAAAAAACTGAATTGTGTCATTTTTATGTTGTACCTCAAAAACCTGCACAGAGCCATATGGAAACTTATCAAAACTATATCTTAGCCACATCTGCAAAGCACTTATCTTGTAGTTATTTGAAAGACTCTTATTTATGGGAACGCCTACCCCTCTATTTATAAATGGGCTAAAAGACCCCCTTACTTCTACTCCACTCTTTTTTGTTAAGTATAGATATGGTGCGCTTTCTTTAAAAATACTGATTGGATTTTTAGCCTGATAGTCATAATAAATTCCAGTTTTCTTATATGGATAAATTGGAACTCCAAACCTTGTCCCAATTTTTTTTGCACTATTATGATCAAATGCCTGAGAAGCAATTTCTAGTTTTTTTAATTTTATATTTTTATTTTGAGTTCCCTGTATTTTAAAATCTAAATGGACAACAATTGCTAACAAATTAAAATCTACGCCAACAGGTGGATAAATAATTGTATTATCTGCAACTTCAAAAATTTTATTTTGCCAATTTGAAAAATTAGAAATATTTAAAATTTTGTCATTTCTTAGTGAAACAATATTTTCTGTATCAAAATCATTTAGATTTTTATTAGCCCCTAACTCAATATACTGAAAACTTACATAACTTCTAATCATAGAGTTAGAGGTGTTATAGTAATATGTCTTGATAGATTTTTGACCAACATCTTCGTAATCTTCCCAACCAGTAAATAGTGCATTGTCTAATTGATTATATGACCTTTGAACGGTGTGATCATAAGCAAGGTCTAGGCCCTGATAGTCCCACGCAGATTCCTGTTCTGTAGAAGAAAGGCTTGTTGGGGCTGGATAGTCTAGATTAAATTGCAGGAGATCAAGACTATAAATTTTTTCTCCACGATTATTATTTACGTATGAGCCAAAGTATGACAAAGGAATATAATCTTCCCAATATCCTGCAGAAGCCGTATCTAAATAAAATTTTTGATATTTTAATTGAGGAATTAAACTGTAGGTAGATGTGTGCGCTCTAAAATCATTTCCTTTGTTTGTTTTTGCAAAACCGTTTAATTCAAATAGATCAGGAATTAAACTAATATTATAATTGCTAAAAATATGAAATTTAAAAAATTTGCCTTTAAAATTTTCAAGACCACCACTATTTGCCCCTAAATAAATTTTTAACTTACTTTTATTTCCAAAAAATGTTGATAGATTAGAGCCAAAATAATCAACCACTGAAGTTAAATTGAACCCAACTGGAACATATGTATCTTCCAAGACCGAAACGCTTTCACTCAATGTTGTTATGTTTTGATTATATGAAAAATAATATTTTATAACATCACTTTCTAGTGTTGCTTTAAAATAGTCTCCGTTGTCAATATTATAAATTTGGAATATTGTCTGAACATCATCTAAAGCAGCGTCAAATTTTATAACACTAACAATTCCCTGAATATCTTCTTTAATTGTAGAAAAATTATCAAAATAGGCGTATGTTTTTTTATTGTTCCAGTCTTCATTAGGTCTAAATGTAAAATATTCAAAATCATCATTTTGAATTAAACTGTTGTCATTTGTAAATTTTTCATTTGTATAATCATCTAAAAAAATTGTTGGCAAATCATATTTTGGAAAAGACATAGTTTTTTGTGTAACAGAAAGATTGTCTCTTGTTCCTTGAGCCCATTTCCCCATGTCTGGATATGTATAATTTGCTGCATACTCTGCAAAAGGATAGTCAATGTACGCTGAGGATGCTCCATAGCCCGAGTTTACTGTTTCGGGAGAAACTACTGCCTGCCCGTAAACCCATCTTTTTTTTGCTACAAGGTCTGACACTAAATACGAATAAATAGCAATACAATCTATTTCGTATTGATGATTATCGTGAGCATAAAATCCTAGCCAGTCTTGTTCTTTGCTAGATTCGCCAAACTCGCTTGGCAAACTGATAGTTGAAATGTCAATATTTAATGAAATGACTTGCTCTCCGTTAATTAATAAAGAAGCGTTGTTAGGCGAAAGTTTTATTTGAATAAGCATTGGCCTATCCCATTCTCCAATATAGTGGGACGCAAAATGCTTTCCAATAACAAGAGTTATAAAACCATCTTCTACGTATAGCCCATCGTTTGATGCAATTGGGCCAAAAATTCTTAATGCCCCAATATTTTCTCCATGGTTAACTTTTATCCACATTTCTGCTGTATATTCTCTATATTTTCCAGTTTCATTTAAAAAACCAAATCCTGGAATTATTAAGGATGGTTTTGAACTATCACTGTTTGCAGTAATTTTTGTAATACTGTCAGAGCCATACACCATCGGAATACTTGTATTTTTAGCAGTTAGCCTGTTATTGTCTATTAAATAATAACCATTTTTTATTCCTAAGACATATGAGTTTAAATTTATGGCCCCATCTATTCCAGACAATTCAATATTACTTGGAAAAGAAGAGGCTGTTTTTCCTAAAGACATTGTATTGAAATTTTCAGAGCACTGGCCAACAGTTAATCCATTAATAAAAATTTGATAATTATCTGTTGACGGAGCGTTACCTTCAAATTTTATTTTTATTATTGGTCTAAAAGAAGTGTTTTGATTTGGAAATGTTGAGGTATGAGAGACAAATGCCCATTTTTGAGAAATATTAAAAAAATATTCTGTAATTTTTTCAACATTTTCTCCAGAAGCGACATCGGTATATTCAAACCCAATTGATATTGATCTTAAAAATGCGCTGTCTGTGTAAAAATAACAGCCTGTAGTTAAAGTTGCTAAATCAAAATTTAACTGATTAAGACTAATTAGGTCCTGTCCTATAAATTTAAGTTCTTTTTCTGCGCCTACAAAATTATCAAATTCTATTAAATTTTTTACACTATTAGGAAATGGCTGATTTAAATCTGAAACATCGTTAGTAATTGTAGAATCAGAATACATCCAAAGGCTTGATAAGTCTCTTTGTGCTTCCGAAATTAAAGATAAATAATCAGCATTATCGTCTAGTGACCAAAGACCTATGGGGTGTTCTGCAAAAATTTTTTCTGCATATAAATTAGATTTAGTAGACATTGTTAGTCTATTTTATCATATTAACGGTTTTCCCAAAGCGGGTTTCCCCAATAAATATCTTTATAGTCTAGCCCTGAGTATGGAGATTCTCCAAGTGGGGCATTCCAAAAATCAGATATAAACATTGACTCTTTTTCTATAGTTGTAAATTCTCTTAAAAAATCTTCAGTTTCTGGAAAAATTATGCAATCTCCAGCCTTTAAATCTTTTGCAACTTTGTAATTTTTAAATTTAAATATGCCACCATCATGAGAATCATTCCATTTTACTATTGATTTAAATACATTTTTTGGCCTATCTTGTGAATATCCAGGAAGAATTTTTGTTCCTGGGACATATCTCATAATGTAACTTTTTCCTAAGATTGGTGGTCCATAGTCTACCCCGCTAATCTTGGTGACCGCATCCTGTATGGCAAAAACATATTTTTCAAAGATAGAAACAACTTCTCTTGGCATATCTCCATAAGTAGTTATGTCAAAGTTTATCCCTTCTTGGCTAAACAAAGGGTCATGTAATGGGATATGATCTTCCTTGGTATTAAATTTAACTGAATTGACAAATTTGCTAATTAGTTCCAAATCCTCTGCTGTTGCTACATTTATTATTTGATAACTCATCTTATCTCCTTAGTAAAATTTAATTTCGCAGGCATCTGTACTACAATAAGCCTCACCTTGTGCTTCTAAGTTTTTTACGCCATCGTAAATAGCAGACCAGTCAATCTTTCCAATTTTTCCAACATAAGAATTATATTCTTCTTTGGTTATTTGAGTATAAGGCTGTTGTGGATATGTTTTATTTCCCATTGGTAAGAATGATACTGCTTTTAATTGCCCCTCGTACATATGTAAGGCGGGAGCAATAAACTTAGACTCTGTTTCTTTATCAAATGAAAGTGTTACAGATACCCCATTGTCTGACCAATATTTTTGAGCAGTTGCTGCTAGACCAATTTTTTCAAAAAGACTTACATCTTTTTCAGATCTTGGGTGCCCAGATGCTACTGGAAAATAAACTACTGAAGTATTTGCTGATACTACATCATCTTCAATTTTATATCCTGCTGCTTTAAATAAATGCATCATTGGGTCTGTATTTCCAAACCTTATAGCACGAAGATAAAATTCTCCCCCTGGACCCCAATGAACTCCTGGAGTAGCGCCAGAAAGCAACGAAACAGATCCTGAAGGTTTGACGGTAGTTACACGAATTGATTCACGTACACACAACCATTCTGAATAACTATGATCATATGAGCGAATCTTTTGATACCCCTCATCCATCCATTGGCGTACCGTTGGCATACCTTTAGTGTCTGCAAAAGATGCAATTCCAGTTAAAGATGTCCCAATACGACGATTACGTTGCATAATTCCATTTGTAGTTTGCCAGTGTGTTGGCATGAGCGTTACAGTTTTGCCATATAGATATGCAAATTTTAATGTACGCAAGAAATCTTCTTTATCTTCATGTCTATTAAGATGAACTTCTACCAATGTGCAAAGTTCATAAGACTCTAATGGCTGTTCAGCGCAAGGATTAAACCCCATAACACGAGAATCTTTTCCATCTGCAGGATCTGCTAGACGTCCATAATTACGAGCAACGTCTAGCCAAATAAATCCTGGCTCTCCGTTATTTGAAATTAAATCAACATAGTCTTCATATTTTGTTCCAACTTCTGCTGAAATAGAATTATTAGACATCCAAGCCCATCCTGGATTTTCTGAATCAAAAGAATTTCTATCTGGAAAAACCTCTGCATTTTTTAAATTAATAAAATCTTTATCTTCTGGTAACCCTAAAGCCAATGTGGCAGAACGACGAACATTTCCAGAAACAACGCATGTGCCAATAAGGTTTACAATATCTACTATTGCACGAGAATCAAGTGTTTCTCCCGCTCTCCCGCCAATTACTTTATCTATCTTATTGTGTAATGCAATAAGTGGTGCTGGGCCACTGGCAACCCCTCCAAAGCCTTTTATTGGTGCTCCTAGTGGACGGATAAGATCATAATTAAACTTTTGTATAGCCTGATTAGGACGTAGGTATGAATTTAAAAGCATTCTTACAGAATCTACCCAACCTTCACGAGTATCTGGAATATCCCAGATATTTTCTGGCTCTGTTGGAGAATAAATAGACATTTCTTTGTCTTGTCCAAGAGTATCAAATCCTACTCCTATCCCCAGCATTAATGCATCCATAACCCAAGCAAACAATGCTCCTGGATCATTTCGATCAATATCACGAGTAGAAACCATTGCACAATTTTGAAGGGATGCAGAGTTACGATTTTCCATAGTCATTGGAGTTCCAAAAGCCCAAAGACCACGACCAGGAGGTGTCCATTTTAATGTAAATAAACGGTCGTAGGCTTCTTGAGCAGACTTTTGAGCCTTATAGTCATTCCATGGAAGTCTATTTTCTTTAGCATGATTTTTTTGTACTGAATACATTCCTTCAACTACACGCTTGCAAACTTCATACCATCTTTCTTTAGTTCCGTCTTCTTTCATTCTAGAATAAGTACGAATAAAAGTGATCTCTCCTAGAGAGTTAGTAGCAGCATCTTTAAATCCAAAGGGAGGTTCTGTTTGTTTATAACTCTCTATGAATTCTGGAGATAACTTAAAAGAAAAAAAGTCTGACATAGGCGTAAATCCTCCGAATTTATTTGAATAATTAGTAGTGTAAGTATAGCAGAGTTTTTTAAATTATAAAACTCTGTCTAAAGTTAAAGTATAGAGTTTTAAGGTTTAACAAACTGTCCAGATTTTATAACAACACAAACCTATTATCATTATAGGTTTCTATAGGATCTATATTTTTATTAATAGGAAAAATATCGTATGCAATTGTAATCCTGTCCTTTGAAAGATTCCAGGGAGCCATAGCATGTGCGTGGCCTGTTTCTGAAAGAATTGCAACATTGTTTTTATTATTAATAATTACATCTTTACCAAAAACTTTATAATATGTTTTAGAAGGCTCTGCTGAAACCGAATAATAGCCATGAAGAAATGGGAAGCCTTCTCCTCCATGATCGTGCCAAGGCATTTTTTCT